ATGACCTGAGTCGTGCCTGTGCCAGTGTAGCTGCCTACTTTGGAGACACCCGCAACAGAGGCGAATAGGTAGGCGACGTAGTTTCGGGTAGAAGCGTTCACTCTACCATTTCCACCAAGCGAAAAAACGGATGCCGTGGGAGTTGTGTTATTCCAATCCCCAATGTCCGGAGCGCCAACTGCGGCAGTTGAGTTAAGAATTAAAGCGGAAGTATTTCCAGTAGTTGCAGAGTAAACAACCCAATTATTAGTAGCCGACCTGTCTTTCACAATCATCAACTCAGGAACGACTGTTAAATTATGAGAGACAGTCCTTGCAGCACTTGTTCCCGTATAGCACACCACATCAAAGAAGCCGGGAGCGCGACGCATACACCAACCAATGTAGTTAATGCCTGATTGGTTTGTAAGACTGTAAGAAGAAGACGTTGTGAAACCGTCCTGATCCATTCTACCTACAAGGGTCGCAGAAGCCTCTGCCGCAGTTGAATCAGAAGTTATGTATGGATCTTGCCCACGCAGCCTATCTGTCCATGTCGGACTTACTGCCGAATTTCTTCCTTTAAATATAGTCAAATCAGGAGGAAACCCTAAACCTGTTTGAGAATTCGTTGTATTAGTCCCAGCATAGGTTTTTGCGTTATACACACTCGTTCCACTCGTCGGCGTTTTCATCGGGCCACGACGGATGGCGATGTAGATGTAGGTGTCGCCGTTCGCGTTTACAGCAGTCCCAGAGTTGGTAACTATAAAACCTGTTGCTGTCGGGGTAATATAGTCTGCTGATGATTCAGCGTTTGCTTGACTAGCCTTCAAAATTGCATCATTACCACCAACAACCATGCCACGCATTGAATCCATCATCTCCCAATGAGTGCCTGAAGTTGATGATCGTTTAATCATTACAAATTGCGGCTCATACCCAAGCGTAATTGTGGGTCCAGTAGCAGAGCCATTTCCGGTGTAACTACTGCAAGTAACCACGTTATCCGAGCCTGATACCCCAAAGCCTCCAGCATCACTTGCAAATAAATACATCACATAACTTTGACTAGATTCATTTACTACGCTGGTTCCAACGGTAGATGCGATTACGCCAAGATCAACAGTAGTGCTTGACGCAGTGCTTGTTTTTACAGTTGATCCTTGTGTTGAGGCAGTGTTATTTAGTGGCAAATATTGATAGTTTCCAGAGCTGTCACTAGCAAGCACATACCAATCTTCTGCCGCGCTTGTTTCTTTAATTATTATGAATCCCGGCAACGATCCTAAATTATGCGAAATGGTTTGCGATGATCCAGTACCCGTGTACGTCACTACATCAAAAAACTTTGACTGCTTGCGGAATGTCCATGAGGCGTAGGTAGCGGCGTTAGTGTTCCACCCTGTTCCTGAAGTAGATAAAACATCATAGCCAGATGATCCAAAACTTAATCTGGCTGCACTAGTAACTGCTGCATCTGTGGTGTTTGAGAAAATAACTGAACTTCCACCTCTTACAGTATCTACCAAGCTATTGTTTTGACCGGCTGATCTACATTTTGTCCACACCAACCCGCCCTTACCCGATAGATCAATGCCGTTCGTGATCGTCTGATCCGTACCTGTGCCTGTGTAAAGGTATGTGGAAAAGACATCCTCAACATACTGAGGAACAGCCGCAGCAGCAGCACCTAATAGCTTATTAGCCAGCATCAGTTATTCCCCACTCGCGCACCGTAGACCTGAGTGCTTACCTTCCACAGCACGATTACCGTATAGCCTGTGGTATTTAACGTAGGCGCAGAACCAGAGTCTGTTTTCCACACCACGCCAGATGTACCAAAGGTCGTGTCAGTCCACGTTAGTGTGTAGGCTGAACCATCGTCCACCATTAGGGTGACAGCTTCACCAGCAGCAAAGTTAGTTGCCTTTGGAGTACGGTTAGCACCCAAGGTAATCAACTGAATTGAGCCATTGCCGGGGTCAATCTCAAACGCTGCCCCGTCAGAGATCGTGTAAACGTCCTCAAGGATCGTTCCAATGATTGCCGGATCGGTTAGCGTCTTAGCCGTTAGTGTCTGCGTTGTATCCGTTCCTACGAGAGTCGTAGTAGCGTCAGGAATAGTAACTGTCCTGTTAGCAGATAACGTCGCAGGAGTTAGCGTCGCAGCATAGGAAGACGTACCGCCAGCCCTACCAGCAATAACGATAGCATCCTGTGTTGACGCAGCTTCAGAACGAATAGCATTAGAAGCTCTAAACGTCTGAGTAGCCGTAAATGTCTGTGCAGCACTCGTTATAGCAGCAACATCAGCCGCATACGTTACGAATACATCCTTAGCACCAGCACCGAAATTAACAGCGTTATTGCTGTTAGATGATTTCAGTACCGTAGTACGAGCTAACGTACCCGTTCCAACAGTACCGAGACCAACTTCCCAATCTGCACCGAGAGTAATCGTGTAATAGCAAGTATTACCATCGCCAATCGCCGATCCGAAAGTACGAAAGCCCGTTACTGCACCGTCCAAGGTTAATGTGCCTGTGCCGGTCGTGGTGGACGTTTCCCGAACTCGGTCAGCAATTACGAGTGCCATAGATTACTCCAGAGTTACGGAAAGGTTGCCTGTCGAGATTGTGAACACGTCACCAGAAGCAATCGACTTAGACGCATCCAAGGCTGTGTAATACAGCAGGTTGCCGCTAGTTGTCGCATCCAGAATGCCAACATGAGTCACAGTACCCCATGTGCCAGTAGCAGTCGGGAAAGTAACTGACGCGCTATTAGTTGATACACCGTTGCTAGGAGAACCAAACGTTACCGCTGTACGAGCGTAGGAACCACCAGATACCTCAGTACCTGTATTGCCCTCACCCGGATCGCTTGTGTAAAGACCTACATAAACCGCTGCTGGGCTTGTGTAGCTTGTATTGCGGAGAGTAGCGTTAATTAGCGCATTCTCCAGATAATTAGACATCTCAGCCATGATTTACCTCACGTTATAAGACATAGACATAGGTTGACCACTATACTCACTTGCTTGATCGGACGTAGAGATAGAATCAATCGCCCTAGAATACAAGGAAGCCCAAGTCTGCACCCTTGCATCATTCATCAAATACGGCTCTGCCTCTGCCAAAGACGCATATAGCAACGCATCAGGCACATAAGCCAAGAATACGTTACTAGCTGTCGAATCTGAGAGAATAGTGTAATCAATGGGCTTGCCGCCATCCGTTACCCTAGACTCCTGATAAAACGAGTTAGGAGCCTTGTAACGTAGCGTAGTAATCGGAGTCGTGTTGAGATGAATATCCCTCATCTCTAAGAAGTCGGTAGGCAATCCAAGTGTTGAATCGCCACCCGTTGTACTTGCTGTAGCTACCACTAACATCTGACGAATTCTTAGGTCTCTCTGTAACCTAGTCTCAGCCAGACGGATAAAGTCCGGAATAACTGAAGTCAGATCACTACGAGCCAGATAGTTAGCTATCGTTGTTTTTAACTCGCTATAGGTCGTAAATGCCATGTTATTCCTCTAGCTGCTCAAAATCTTTCCAACCGTATTCGTAAGTGCCGATGTGCCGGATGTGCATCGATAATTCGTGATCTACATACGTCTGAAAGCCCTCAGAACCAGCCTTGACGCAGAAATACACATCCTCGCCACATACACCGTTAGAACCCCATCCAGCATCGAACCAAGGTCTTCCGGTCTTTTCAAACACTTCTCTACGGATCATCACAGCACCAAACCCAACCGCTGTAACTTCCTCAATCCCTTCTTTGCCGCGAGAGTCAATGTTCGACCACTTACGAACCTCTGTATCACCTTCCATATACCTTGTGAGTATCTTGGCGGTAGGCGTTACAGGCTTCCTTCTAGTCGTTGCATTTACCCCAACAATCGGCACGTCTCTACTTAACATTATGTCAATGATGTCATGCGGAAACCGCATATCGCTATCAATAAACAATAGCGCGTCACATCCTTCACCTAATGCCACTTCTGCCAACTTCTCACGCTGGTCAAATATCAGCGTTCCCGGCATTGTGTATAAACTTAAACCGCCTTTACCATCTTTGCAACGTACTGACGCATCATGCGCTGTCATCCGAGCAAAGTCAAAAGCAAAACCAGTATGCACCTCATCCCGGCATGGGACACAAACACCAACTCTCATATAGTTCCTCTATACGTTTTCCACACAGCATTATCAGGATCGTTCAGCCACCTAGCAAAACCGACCTCATCGACCACGTTAAAGCCCTTCATAATCCCTTGCTGGTTCAGTACATCTATGACCGTAAAGGGTATTCGAGCAACGTGATGCAGTTCGTTTAGGTGTCCTTGCCGAGATTTATCGTAGTCCAGTTGCTTCTTATTGGCTTCGATA